CAGACGGACTGGAGCGTTGGCATTCTCAGGACTTTACGGCCTGTATTGCGCAACCAGTTACTCAGCGACGTTTCGCTGTGAACTGCAAAGGAGGAGCGGTTTCATTGCTGATCCAGTATGACTGCAGTATCGTCAGTCTCGAATACGGTGGTGAGTGCACTGGCTGGCGCCATGACGAAAGTTGGCGAATCCAGCCTTGGACGAGTTGTTGCCGGCGTTGATGCCACTGCGCACAACTTGATCGACGGAGTCACTACACCTGCCACACGACGGATCGCAATGGAGCGAGGCTATCAGTACCGCAATAATGGTGCACCCGGCACCGAACCGGTACTGGCTCCCCAACAACTGCAAGTGACCAAGACCAGTTTGGACCCGAGGGTTATGAAGATCCAAAGGGACGCTGTCGCCTTTATGTCTCGTGCCTGCCGTTTGTCGGACGCAATTAAACGCAACCACCCAACCTTTGAAGACGTTGGAGCCGTTCATTTGCGTCTGACACTGCCAGTGCCGACCACAACCGAATTAAGCGGCTTTGAGCATAAGTCTTATTCCGGAGGAGCCCCACCCAGGGCAGCATATAGCGCGACAGACGGGAGCAGCTCAGTGGCTGACTCTGAATCATCTGGTGGTTGCAACAGCTGCACAGACCCAACACGCAATTTTGAGCGACCTGCACCCCTGCCGCAGCAGCGGGCGCGGACTGCCGACTCGTACGACGAGTGGGGCGGATGGCAAGGACCACTACGAGCGCCATCACGCAGGGAGGTACCAGAGGACGACGGACCCCCACCACTCGAAGATGAAGAGGAGGCAGAACCCGACGCACACTATGAACCAGGGGATGATTCCTCCGATGAGGGGGAGGACTGGAGGGAGATGCTTGAGGAGGTTGAGCTCGCACGGCCTTGGCAGGACACCGAGACTCGTGCGCGCTGCCCCCTGGGGATACTCGGAAACGCACTCCAGGCAAGGCCTCGCATCGAGGAGTTGGCAGGTATTACGCGTAGCGTGAGCATCAGCACGGACTGCAATTTTTGCAAGTGGCTGGACATGGGTCAGGCAAAGGGATTCCTGAATACGCTCTTGCGGGTGGCGAACCCCATAGGAGCATGTGACTTGTACGTCATGGATGTGATCATACCGACGGCGCTATTGACAACGTGTCTCGAGTCGGCGGATTCGTTGGCAGGGGAGGACAAGCCTGCTAAGAATTTGCTGATACAAAAGCCCGCGCGTAAATTGAAACGCATCGTGAACGAAAAGTTGCCTCAGGATCTCTACAACTACATGGAAACCGTCACCAATCTTGTGATAATGGCATTATTGCTCGATGTGGGAGACACCGGCAAGAACCACTGCGACATCTTCGCGTACTCAGGTGAACAACCGATGTTCAAGGACTTCTTCGCAAGTACCAACCTGGAGGATGCAATTGAAGATTCGTTGGCCGCTAAGAAGGAAGCGGGCCATCCAGTGGACGGGCTGGTGCAGGCAGTGCCTGCGCCCGAGATAAAGGGGCGTCTCAACGAGGTGGTGGTCATGTATGAAACTGCAGCGTTCGGCGAGTACGATTTAAAGCCAAAGAAGCCAGTGATAGGGGCTGTGCAGGTGGGTGTCGACCTAATAGGCAAGGCACCACCCAATGACCACACCGACCCACTGAGCTTCGTCAGTGCTATCTACCGCCACCTTGGCGACAACGATCATATTGTTGCTGAAGGTACTCCCTTCGAGTACGTGATCCATCTGGATCGGAGCGAAAAAGGCCAGCTATCACCGCAGCACGACAGGGTATGGGGCGACTTGGTAGAAGACCATGCAGACGACTTCATAATCCTGCTGCGAGAGCTGTCCCAGAAGTTCGACTTCGACTTCCTGGAAGATGGCAAACCGCAGGGGTACTCTACAGAGCAGAATGAGCGTTGGCTCGAGGAGCAACTGAAGGATGAGGCATTCTACGCGGCTGATAACGCGCTCACAGAACTGTTACGCCAGACAAAGGCCACCCAGAAGCATATGCAGCAGCTAAATGCTACAGGCAATCTCAAGAAGGGTGAGGACAGTTCGCGAGCACGGGCGGTTATCACGCCGGGCGTAGCAGGGTCGGAGGGACTGCATCAGGTCAGGAATTCCCCCATCGTCAAGGCGTTGGAGGCATTGCATGCAATCAAGTACAACCACACGAACTTGAAGGGTCTCACTGAGGAGACCAAGAGAATTCGTTTTGCAGAGTTCCTACGCGCCGTCCCCAAGGGAGGCATCGTGTTCGGATCCGACAAGAAGCAAAACGATTCCTGTATCAAGGAGAGGGTTTGGAAATGGTGCATCAAATACCTGGCCAGGATGGCTGATGTGTTCGAGGAGCACACGGTGACACGACCATATGTGTACTCGCCGAATGAACACACAACGCCAGACGCCTTCCCCAACGGGAAGATCGACTTCAAGTACTGGGTGATGAAGCTCACTCCACTGTTGGCATTCTTACTGTCAGGGATTGGGCCCACATCATTCTTCAACCGGCTGGAGTCAGAAGTGGAAGGCGGAGTTGCAGTCTTGGTGACGCATGGAGAGGAAGCGTATCAGAAGTGGAGGAAAGCAGAGAGAAATGCCAAGCCTTCTGATCACCCAGCGTGGAACCTCCATCCGTTACCCCACGTAGCAGAGATTGTGGAATGGGCGCCCCTCAAGCCCCACATGGTGACCGACACTTCGGTCAAAGTCGAGTCCCTCAAGGAGGAACAGATAGAAAGTCACCATATGGGCTTGAACGAGGGAGATGACCAGAAGCACGCCTTCATCCCACCCCTGACCGAGGAGTGGAAGGGCTTGTCGCCTTCTGACGTGGCTCAGAAGTTCGCAGCAATGGTCAGTGCCGCCACGGGCTTTGTGTTTGAGATTGCTAAGCCCGCTGATGACGTCGATATGTTAGGCCGAGGTGCCGTGGTCGAGATGTGCTCCGCATGGATAGGGCTATCCAGCGGGAAAGCAGACCCGTACGACGTCGCAGTAATCGTCCCCAAGGTTCTGA